ACGGGCACTTTTAGGAATACCAAGACATTGACATACTCGGGCGGTACGCTCGAGTCAATCGGATAAGGAGGAGCCAATGGGCCTCGCAGACGCACTCATTCCTGGCGTAGCATCTAATGCAGCCGCACTAGGATCTCGCAAGCAGCTCAAGTTCAAGGAGTTCACAAGCTCTGGAAGCTTTGTGATCGGAGCGAACGGAGATGCGACCACATCAGCCACAATGCTAAATGTTATTCTTGTCGGTGGCGGCGGCGGAGGAGGATGCGGCAGCGTGACTGCAAACGGAGCTGGTACGGTGACAGTCACAGTTGGAGGTGCTGGCGGAGGTGGCGAAGTCGGGAAGTTTTCTATTCCAGCATTATCGCTTATTGGCGGCTCGGCAAGCGGAACAGTCACGGTCACGATTGGGGCTGGTGGGGTTGCTGGTAGCGGAGCCAATGGTGGAACGGCTGCCGTAGGAGGAGACTCAGCATTTGGAAACTACCAGGTCTTTGGCGGCGGTCGAGGCGCAAGTTCAATAATGAACAACAACGTAGAGAGCGGCGCGACCAGCATCACAGGTCAAAATGTGTTGCGCTTTACTCAAGGCGCAGCAAGACGGTCAGATTCAAGCGGTACTGCAACACAGCATAAGTTTTCTGGCACTGGTGGCGGCGGCGGTGGAGTTCCGTGGAGAATGGCCACGCCATCCGATCTCACCGAGTCAACTAACTGGTATACCTGGGGAGAACAAAATGGAAAACGTGCTGGTGGCACAGCAGCAGCTGGGATAAGCCCAGATTCTTACACTCCGGTCGCGTATGCCCTAACTTCACTAAACAACGCAACGTATACTCCTGGCGGTCGAGGCGGGGCCTCATCGTTCTCTACGGCAGTCGGGGACGGGTGGTATGGGCGCGGCGGAGACGGCGATTCTGGACTTGGCGGCGGCGGCGCCGGCGGAGTCGTATCAACAACAGGAACAAGTATTGCTACCGTTTTAGTACTAAATAGCAGCTATTGGGCCAACGATTATAATCAAAGCAGATTCTATCATCGTGACGGTGGCGGGCGCGGAGCGATCATTACGGCTGCGACCACAGCAAACTATATTGCCGCAACAAGTGGCGCGGCGAACACAGGCGGAGGCGGCGGTGCCGGAGCAGCGTGGGCTACGGCAACAACCGTATATAACTCCGTCTCAGCAGGCGGATCAGGAGCAGCAGGCTATTGCTTGGTGTATTGGTGGGAATGATGAGATTTGCAATCGTTCGCGACGTACAAGTTATCAACGTGATTATTGCGGAGTCTCAGGCCGTTGCCGATGCGATCAAGCCTTCTGGCTCTACCGCATATGCGGTAGATGGTTTGCCGGTCGGAACCGGCTGGACGCTTATCAACGAGACGTGGAATCCTCCTGTTCCAGTGATTGAGGCTCCGCGCAATATTTCGGCAGAGATTGCTGCGCTTCAGGCTCGCATTGCAGAGTTGCAGGCTGAAGCATAATGACTAAAAGTCAGGTTGATGCGATCCTAGATCGCCTTGATCGGATTGAGTCTGAGGTTGCTGCCGTTCGCGTAGAGATGGCAGAAACACGCGGTGCGTATCGGCTTGCTAAGTTCGTCATTGCCCTATTGGGAATCAGCGGGCTGGGAGGCCTGACAGCCTGGCTTTCTAACAGTAAGTGAACCGCCGTCTTGTCGCTCTCGTGGCGGCGGCGGCGGTTTTCTTGCCGTTCGCGCAGGTCTACGCGCTTGACAGCGCCGACGAGTGGGATCAACAGGTTGATTCCAACGGCACCATCACGATGACCGAAGGCACGATCCTGATTCAAGGCAGCAACAACGCTGGCCCTGGCTACCCGTGGCAGAACACGGTGACCGGCTTGACGACCGATTCCTCCATTGGCGAGACGGTCACCTTTGACTGGGCGTACTGGACGACCGATGGTGCCTTCTACGACCGCGCGCAGATGCTGCTCGATGAGAGCTGGACTGACCTCGCGATCTGGAATCAGGCTGGCTACAACCCGCTGCAACAGAGCGGCAGCCAAGTCGTCTACATCGCGGCTGGCGGCCTGTTTGGATTCCGCATTATGAGCGTGGACTCGTGCTGCGGCGCGGGTTTCTTGCAGATCAACAATACGACTTGGGTCGTAGGCAGCCCTGCGCCGTCCCCAGAGCCGACCCCTGAGCCAACCCCGACACCTACGCCAGAACCGAGCGTAGAGCCGTCTCCGTCGCCTATAGAGCCACCTACGCCTACGCCACAACCTACCCCTGAGCCAACCCCGCAGCCAACACCTGAGCCGTCGCCGGAGCCGTCGCCTGAGCCAACGCCAGAGCCGACCCCAGAGCCGACGCCAGAACCAAGCGAGGAGCCATCAAATGAGCCAACACCTACAGCCACGCCACCAGACGAGACTGCCTCACCCGAGCCGACGCCCGCTCCATCCGAGGAGCCGTCGGAATCTCCTGTGGTATCTCCTGATCCCACTCCTGTACCTACTGACGAACCCGAATCCCCTTTGCCAGATTTAGGCGAGGCCGCTGAAGCGGTTGCCGAGGTTGCAGGCGCAGCCGTGGAAGCCGTCGCCGATGCGCTCGGCGACATCGCGGCAATCGGCGAGATCGGGAAAGACCTAGACGCAACTGAGAAAGAAGAGGCGCAACCGATGGCGGTCGCCGTCATCTCCAGCCAGATCGCCAGCGTCGCAGCTGCGGCAGCCAATGCCGCACGCAGCACGACCGGCGGATCGAGCGGCGGGGGTGGTGGCGGTGGAGGCGGCGAGATGGGTGCGCGTAGCAGAAAGGGCCGCCGCTAATGTTCAAGAACATCATCCTTGACCTGATCGGGGGAGCCTGGACGATTCTAGGACTCCTCTTCGCCGTAGTCGTACTCCCAGAGGGTCAGACCCAGAGCACGATGGCGGCACTATTCATCCTGTTGACGATCGTGTGGATCGCCACAGGGCCACTACGATGGAGGGAGTAAATGGCACGCACGACAGATCACATTGACGACATTCACGAGCAGGGCTGGACTCGCGTGGACACGGCACCTGGCGAATGGGTCGCCCTCGTTCCGAATGAGGACAACAGCGCCTTCGGCGGCACGCTTTGGAAGCGTGGCGAGGATGGCAATGACTACAGCGAAGGCTGCACGGCGGGGCATCCTGTCAGCGCCGCGAAGGGCTTTGAGGACGCGGCTCGTGCCGTTGCCGTGATCGTAAAGCAGGAGAACCCATCGTGAAGATGCGGATCAAGTCGCAGCTCTACTCTGACGCTGAGGCGCAGCGCAAGGTTGGGGCAATCCTTGACGACTGCGGCCCGAGCAGCGCGGCTGCGGCGGTCGCTTATGTCAACGGCTACGCGCCTGACCTTCAGGCATCCGATGGCGTGGCAGCGAAGGCACGCGCCACCGACTTCGTGGAGAAGCAGGGCGTGAGCGACAACGGCTCCAGCCTTCCTGAGTTGATGAAGACCGTGCGCGAGCTAGGGGGCAAGGCACGCCCAGCCGACACCTTCGCCGAGGCGGTGGAGGCGGCTAAGGCGGGCGCCGCCCTGATCGTCTGGGTGCAGGCACCGATCGGCTACCCAGCACAGGCGCTCTCAAAGTGGCACCGCAACTGGGCGTCGTATTGGCAAAAGAAAGATCCAAAGGTGATCGCCGCTGGCTATGGGCATATGACCTCGGCATCCTACGACGCCGACGCCAAGACCTTGCAGTTCGCCGACCCTACCTTTGACGAGAAGAATCCGAAGGAGCAGTTCGCCGTGGCAATCACGGAGGCTGACCTCAAGGCCATCGCATCGGGCAAGCCAGGCTCGCCCGCATCACACATCGTCATCGTGACGAAGAAGGAGAACCTATGAGCAAGTTCACAGCATTCCTCGCAACGACCTCGGTAGACGAGGCGATCGTTGACTTCCTCCGCACCGGCTTGAGCACGGCAATCGCCGTGAGCCTCGGCTTGGGCATCCCGTTGATGGACATCTCTGGCGGCGACTTCCGCACGGTGCTCAGCGCCGCGCTCGCCGCTGGGCTTCAGGTCTTGCAGACCTACCTAGATCCGTCCAACGACCGCTACGGTCTCAAGACAAAGCCTAAGAAGTAGTGCCAGACATTTGGCATAGGTAGGGCTGTATGTTGGTGATCGCGGCACAAGCCGCTCGTGGAAGGAGGCAATCACCGTGTCTAAACTCGCGGCTGCGCTTGAAGCAGTCTCAGCAACGAAGAAGGGGCCGCAGTGCGGGGTCTCTGCACTTCTCGCCCGTGTGGATCAAGAAGAGCGAAAGGCGCTGGTGGCAGCGCTTGCAGATCCGACACGCAACCGGCGCATCCTGTCCGAAGCGATCAGGAACGCCTACAAGGTAGAGATCGCTCAGGAGACGCTGGCGCGCCATATGCGCGGTCACTGTAAGTGCCCACGATGAGCGACCTAGAGAAAGCCCTCGCGGAAACGCAGGCATATGAGGAGTTGCGAGCGGCGCACAACCGTGCGCTGCGTGCGCTCTCTAAGCGCGACAACGATCAGGCTGAACTCGTGGATGCGGTCTACCGCGCCGCGAAGGATGCCGCACTCGGGATGAAGATCCCTTCGGTGCCAGCACCGAAGCCATCAGGCAAGAAGGGCGCACCAGAGACGCTGACGATCCTGCTCGGCGACTGGCAGCTCGGCAAGAACTCCGAGACCTACAACATCGAGGTGGCGAAGCAGCGCATTGACCTGCTCGCCCAGAAAGTCGCGCGGCTGATTGAGTTGCACGGCGTGCCGGTCAACGAGATCCAATGCGCGCTGCTCGGCGACTTCGTTGAGTCCGACGGCAACATCTTCCCAAGCCAAGCCTACGAAGTTGAGCAGGGCGGCCTGTATGTCCAGATCTTTGAGGGCGCATCTATGCTCGCTCAGTTCGTGCGCGCGATGGCTTCGCTCGCGCCGAAGGTCACCGTTCGCGGTGCCATCGGCAATCACGGTCGGCTCGGACGCTTCGGCGATCACAGCAACGAGAGCAACGCTGACGCGATCCTGTACCGCGTGGCGAAGGATCTCGTGAAGGCAGAGAAGCGCATTGACTGGAAAGAATCGCTCACGATGGGCGGTCGCCACTGGTACGACACGCTGGATCTGCCAGGCGGCAAGACGGCGATGATCGTCCACGGCGATCAGTTCAGAGGCGGCGCATTCGGTCTGCCGTACTACGCCATCGCGAAGCGCGCGCAGGGCTGGAACCTGAGCGTGCAACCATTTGACTTCCTGCTCTACGGGCACTGGCACACGCCAGCGCGACTCGTCTTGAGCGACGGAGCACACACGGTCTGGGGCAACGCCAGCATTGAGTCGTCCAATCGCTATGCACAGGAGTGGCTCGCTGCATCTGGCACGCCAGCTCAGTGGGCGATCTTCTTCGGCAAGGATGGCCCGACGGCTGAGTATCTGGTGCGGCTTGATGGTCACGGTCGCAAAGCGCCGTGATCCGCAGACCTGCGATGTCTGCGAGGAGTCATCTGAAAGGGTCTACGCCTTCGGCGCGCTGATCCTCGGCATTGACCTTCGCACCGGCGATCAGATCGTCAACGAACACCGCATCTGTTCTGGCTGCCTTGAAGTCTTGGTTGACCTCGTGCTCCACGATCAGATCCCTCCCGATTGACTACGCCTCTGCCTTCGGGCAGGGGTCTAGGGCTGGAGGTGGCTGGGCGCGAGCCTCCCGCTGCCTGACCTCCTCCAGCCCGCCACACCCTATTTCGTGCGTGAAATGGGGTGTTGACAGGGGGATTGGTACGGGCGTACGCTTACCCCACGAGGAGGGAAGACAGCCCTCCCGAAGATCTAGGAGGTAGCAAAGTGAAGGCAATGATTCTGGACTCACTCGCCGTCGCATCGTTCATCGCAGCAATGGTGCTGCTCTTGGCGGTGGGGTCAATGCGATGAACGACAAACTGAATCTTGACGATCTGTTCGTCGTCATCGGACAGGATGACGAAGTGAACGCGAAGGTGAAGAAGGCACTCGTCGCAAAGATTGCAGACGAATGGGAAGGGCCTTACAAGCCCAAGCCCGCGAAGCGCCGTAAGGCGAAGAAGGAGGCAAAGTGAAACTCAACCGCAGAACCCAGCCGCTCGTCTACACGCGAGTGGCGATGAAGCCAAAGACCGAAGTGCAGCGCGATCGTGAGAAGCAGGATGCGCTCCTGCGCGATGCCGTGCTGCTCGCGTATGGCTTTGGATTTCTAATCTTCCTGTTCTTGGTCATCCGCTAATGCCGGTTTACGAATACCGCTGCGGTGATTGCGGGGCGCGTGAGGAGCATACGCACTCAATCAAGGAGATCTACAACCCGCGCTGCGCGAAGTGTGGGCGATGGATGCGGATGGTCTACACGCCAGCCGCGACGGTGTTCTTGGGCGACGGCTGGGCAAAGAAGGATCGAGCAAAGAAGGAGGCAAAGTGAGCAAGCAATACGAGTTCGTCAAGGCAGAGCAGCGCAGTCCTGAGTGGTTCGCACTTCGGGCTGACGGCATCACGGCGACCGACGTCTCGGTCATCGCGGGGCTAAATCCATACAAGACGCCATACCAGCTCTGGGCTGAGAAGTTGGGCAAATACACGCCAGACCCAGTGGGACCTGCCGCCGTTCGCGGCATCCTTCTGGAGAACGCAGTGGCTGAGTTCTACGAGATGGAGACAGGGCGTGAGCTGCGACGAAGCAACGGCATCGTGCGGCTCAAGGACATCCCGTGGGTGATGGCATCGCTGGATCGCACCATCGTCGGCGAGGAGGGGCTGGTTGAGATCAAGACGAGCACCTCGCCGCGCTGGAGCCTGTACCCCGTGCCGCCCGAGGTAGAAGCCCAGGTGCAGTGGCAGATGTTCGTGACGGGCGCACCGTGGGTGGATGTGGCAGCCCTCTTGGGCGGCCTCGTCTTCCGCATTGAGCGCGTGGTTGAGGACTTTGAGTTCCAGACGCGGCTCTACCAGAAGGCAATCGCCTTCAGGGATTGCGTGATGAACGGCACCCCACCGGCTCTGCAAGGCGAGGACTCGGACGCGCTGGCTGCGGTCATCCCGTGGTCAGGCACCGATGAGTTCGCGCAGGCGAACGATGGCATCGAGCGCGTAGCTGCGCTCTACGCCGAGAAGCAGTACGAGTCCAAGTTGCTGGATCAGGAGTTGCAGAATCTCGCGATCTCGCTCAAGGAGGCGATTGGCGAGAAGGCAGGCGTCTACGGCGAGGGCTGGCAGGCGACTTGGAAGCAGAACAAGCCGAACGTCAAGACGGATTGGGAGGCGGTGGCAGAGGTCGCGAAGGCGGTCGCGCCGGACACCTACGAGTTGGCGCTCAAGACGCACACCGTAGAAAAGCCTGGGGCACGGGTCTTCAGGTTCAAGACAGAGGAGGTGGACAAGTGAACAAAACAGCAGCGCAGATCGCAACAGAGCTAGAGGCTCCGTTCAGCGACAAGGACCTCAAGCATCGCCCAGGGCGAGCAGGGATGACCTTCACATATGTTGACGCTCGGGCGGTCGCCCAGCGCCTCACCGATGTGCTGACCATCGGGGGATGGCAGTTCAAGAACAAGCCGATTGACCTCGCGAAAGGCGTGGTCAAAGGCAGGTTGCAGATCCTTGTCGAGGGTGCGTGGATGACGCACGAGGACAACGGCTACCCGAACAGCGCACAGGATGACGAGCCGCTCAAGTCAGCGGCCTCGGATGCCCTCAGGCGCTGCGCGGCACAGATCGGGGTCGGAAGGAGCCTCTACAGCCCCGAGAAGGGTACACAGACCCTCCCGAGGGCGGCAGCGCCCGTCAGCGTGGCGCAAAACCCAAAGCCAGAGGCATTGAGCACGCTCTCAGACGATGACCGGCTCGCACTTCAGGCGGCGATGATCTTCGCCCAGAGCGTGGGTGAGGATGCCTGCTCACACGGTGAGCGCTGGAGCCTGAAGCCAGGCGGGATCAGCAAGGCATCGGGCAAGCCCTACCAGCCATTCTGGGCGGCTTCGCATAAGGCTCCAGACGGCTCGTACTGCAAGGAGAAGCCGAGCGCCAAGTGGATCGCAGCGCAGCGCCCGCCTGAGCCGAAGCCCGTGCTCGTGCCAGAGGAGAACCTAGAAGATCTCCCGTTCTAGACATCTACGGCGAGTCGGGTGACTGTCTCACTCGGCTCGCCACCACAGACGGAGGCGCAAATGGCGTGGATCAAGAAAGACACGAGGACACTGAAAGACCCGAAGATCGTAGAGCTGCTTGCCCAGCCGAAGGGCGCGGAAGCCTATGTGCTCTGGGACGCGGCGCTCTTTGAGGCGTACCACCAGACCCCGAAGGGTGAGTT